AATCGGCAAAGGGAATCGCCAGATCCGCCCCGGTGGCCTTGGCCTCGTTGAACTTCTCAGCCCCACCCACCATCACGTCGTTCATCGCCAGCGCCGGATCCACACCCTTGCCCTGGAAATACTCCTCCACCTTTTCCGATGCGACGTAGACGGTCTCCTTGCCCGCCGCCACCGCGTGATCTGCAATAAACTGCCGCATGGCCTCCGGGGACCGCTCTGTCAGCTTTGACTCAGTCACCGCCTTGGTGATGGTTTTCAGATTCTCTTGACGAACCGCGAAGTGGGACTCGGCGCGTATGCCGATTGCCGACATCAGCATGGTCATCACCACACCAGTGAGTCCGCCTTGAGCCGTTTCTGCCGCAAGATTTTCGCCAATCTTCTGATCTGGATTCGTGAGAATATGGCGCGAAGTCTCGAGAAGCAGAGACTGGACCGCTGTGTAGAGAGCCTGGATTCCACCAGCCGCCGCAATGTCGGCCAACTCCCGCACTACCTTATTGCGAATCGACAGTGGCAACTTCTTAATCAGGATGCTCATGTCGACCAGACCGAGCACGCCACCGATACCGGCCGCAGTGAGTGTCTCCAGATCCTTCTTGTACTGTGGCGCGTTGTCCGGCTGACTCTGCGCCTCAGACTCCGCAGCGGACTGGGAGGCCATCATGACCGCACCCACCTCAGGACCACCCAAAATGGATGCAGCCAGAAGAGGGACGAACTGCCCTACCGCGGCGCTCGTCTTAGTGACGATGTTCTGCCGATTTTCTGGAATCGCCGTGCGCTGTGCCAATGACGAGACCTGTTCGCCAGCAGCCTTAATGGCGTTGCCCTGCGTGTACCACCACGGTTTGCCCGGCGCTGTCTGAAGAGCCTTGCCTGCCAGCGCCAGCGGCATCGTCAACGGACTGATCGGCAACGTACCGGGCAGGCGCTGCGCCGCCTCAGCAATCGCTGGAGCACCCCTTAGAAATCCACCAATGCCGGACTCCACTCCCGAGACTGCCGAGAACGTCACATCGTGCAGGATCTGGAGTGTGTGATCGAGGAATCCCAAATGCGGCAATTCGTCCTGGCTCATCGCCATCACGCCGGGATCTTTCAACTGCTTGGCCAGCACCGGAGACTGCTGCTGGATGGCCTGCACTGGGATCTGATCCGCCGTGACTTTCTTGTGGACCTGATCGAAGTTACGGGCGACGACATCCTCCGGAATGCCGGAGACCTGCGAGAGGTGCTTGATTTTCCCAGCTGTGTCCGGAGCCAGTTGAGTGCCGACCATGGTGGAATGGACCAGTGAGGGATCGGTGACGGGGCCCTCATCAGGCAGTTTTTGAGATGCCGCCGCGAGGTAATCGCTGGGACGGCTCACTTCCTTGCACCCTTAGCCGTGGCCGCAATGTTGGCTGGAGTCTCTGGCTTGCCCAGCTGGCGCAACGCCCATGCAGCATTGACAATCTCATCCTTTGTCAGTTCCACGCCACCCACTTTCATCTTGTCGGTTGGTCCCAGTTCATAGACATGCTTGGCGCTGGACGTCCAGAAGGTTCCGAAGATCGACCCTGGAATATCGTCACCCTGAATGATGAGGCCATCCACGTACCCCTGAAGATCCTGCTTACTGGCAGGCTTGCCGGTGGCAACCTGGAATTGAATCTGATACTGCTCGACTTGTTGACGGATTTTCGCCTCAGCCTCTTTGGGCGCAGGCCCTGTCGTTCCCACTGTCTTCTCGATCAATGGCATGATCGTCTCGTTGACCACTTCGTTCTGCGTGCGGAATCCATTCATCAGCGCGTCGGCCTGTTTGTCATCCCCTTTGATGATTGCCGCCTTGATCTTGACCAGTTCATCGCGGTGCGAATCGTCGAGACTGTTGAGGTACTTCGCTGAATTGAGATCGATCTTGGCGAAATCGTTCTTCGTGGCAGGATCCGACGCCATCACCATCAGCGCCTGGTAGACGCCGAAATTGTTCTCCGTCTGCTTCTTGGCCGAACGGCTCTTGGCGTAGGTGATCACCGCAGACTTCTGAGCCTCCGGCAATGCCGCCCAAGCCGATGGGGGAATCTGATCAACAGCATCCTGCCAGCCCACTGTCGGTGCCATCGTGTCGACGAAGTTGGTCATGGCCTGGAAATGTTTGTCGACAGTGTCTTTCACCGCAGCGTTGCGCGCCTGCTCTTGCTGGTTACGATCCTGACGAATAGCCGTGTACCGGGACCGCACGCGCTCCTCAGTGGCGTCCCGTGTCGCCGGATCCTGGATCTGATCGACCTGGGCGAGGAGCTCTTCCAGCGTCGGATCCGTCGATTCTCCCGCCAGCGCCCGCTGCTGTTGGTTGTGCAACTGCTCTGCGTAGACTTCCGCATGTGCCGCCGTGTCGAACTTGCCGAAGTGCTCCCCAGTCTTTTTGTAGTAGGCGATCGCATCCTGATTCGAATACCTCACCCCATCGATGACGGTCGGAATCACGACCTCCTTACCATCCTCCTCAATGCCGATCGTGCTGGCCGTCGAGACTGTGCCATCTGGATTCTGTAGCGTCTTCCGATCGTAGGCATCCTTGATGGTGGGCGCTGTCGTCATACCCACCGCACCGCCGCCGAGTAGGAGATCCGAGGCTTTCTGCGAGGCCGCACGCACGTCCTGCACTCCGATCTCTTTCATCAGCGTGCTCTGCGTCTTGGGATCCTCGATCTGGTGGCCATACTTCTCCATGTACTTGCGCGCGAGGCCACTATTCCCATCGTTGTTGGCCTGCCCCACCACCGCCTCGACCGCCTTGCTGGTGTTCTTATCGATGGACTCGGAGATCATGTCGGCACTCCACTTATGGTCGAGACCGAACTTCGTGGTGTTCTGACGAATCTCATCGATGGCGTCCTGGACATCGTTGGGATTGTCGGCATTGAGGCGCGCCGCATTGACAATCAAATCCATATTGGCCGCCTGGGTTTTCTCAGAAAATGCCCTGTATTCGCTGTCGGCATGGACGTGGACCTTCTCCATCGTGGAGATGTATTCCTTGGTGGCGAGATCCGAGAACGCCGCCTTCTGTTCGGGATTCGACAGATTCTGGGCGATGTCATTGGCGTTCTTTTTGTAGGCCTCACTGACCGTATCCGGAAGACCGAGCACGTCCTTGCCAGACACCGACAGTGCCCCTTGAGGCCCATAGAGCAGATCCTGATTCTTGATCAGCAGTTGATTGTGGGCATCGGTCACCGCGGTCGTGTTGGCTGCCTTGCGTGCGGCGGCGGCAATGACCTGCTGTTGCTCCAGGATCTGGGAACCCATTTGAGCAACGACACCACCAATCTCGGATCCACCACTTTGAGCAGTGGCCGCCTGATCGATGCGAGGCGTCTGGATGAAATTGCGAGTGGCCGAAGGAATCGGATTCGGTTGAACTGACCGCGCGCCGGGCGAACTGACTTGTGGCATTTATGGCTTCCTCGCTCCGTATCGTTGCCGAATCAGGGTGCCGGCGCCGCCAATGATCTGCGCTGCTGCGCTGGCCCGACTGGCATTCCGCGCCACCATGCCCCCCTGCTGGGCATTCCAGGCGTCCACCGTTCCCTTGTTGGTGATCGCCGCCGCCTGCGCGGTATCGTTAGCGGCCACCGTTTTGTACCCCCAAGCCTCCCTGGCTGCGTCCAGCTTCACGGTCATGGCATCGACAGCCCCACCCCTGGCCACCGCCTGCACGACGTCCACAGGGCTGCCTACGTCCACGTTGACCCCCTGTGCCCCGTAGCTGGCCCGCGTCTCCCCCACCTTTTGGGCTGTATTCGCCCGCACCGTGCTCTCGGCAACATTGCCCCGGTTGATGGCATCCTGCGCCTGCAGATCCGCTACCTTGGCGTTGTACTCGGCCACCTTGGCGTTGTAGCCCGCCTCATCGATGATGGCATGGGCGTTGTAGTCCCCGGCCTGCTTTGCGGCCGATCCGGCGCGGATCGACGCGTTGGCCGAGAACCCGACCCCGACGCCGCTAAAGACCGTTGCCACCGTTTGAGACATCTATCCTCCGATATCCACACTAGGAATGGCCGCCAGTATGGTCAGCGGCAGCGGATCCGATTGTCGCACGATAAACCGCCCCGTCTGTCCCCATGTGGAACTGATTCCCATTTCAATCTTGCCGGTAATCAACGCGTTGGGATCGTTGGCTTCGTTGGTGTTGAGATCCTGGCCACGCAGACTCAGGTTATCCAGATCCGGCCCGGCATAGATCCCGCGGGAATTCTTCACGATCAGCGTGATCACGTTCACCTTTTTCTTCGAGGCCGCGACCTGGGATCCCGCCTGATCCAGATCGAGCGTCTCGAAATCCGAAAGGTAGGGCAGGCCACCATGAACCACCGCGTAGAAACCACCCAGACTGACGCGTCCATCCACGACGATCTGCGGCTCGAGCACGTTGCCGTCTGCCAGCAGGCCGATGGTCTCGCCCTCCAGATGATCGAACCCGGACACCTGGTCTACCGCGCGGTCCCAGTCGGTGACCGCGGTTACGCGCAAGGTGCCCGGTACTTCGATGTTGGGCCGGCCAGACACCGCCGTCGTGCTGGTGTATGCCGTGATCTTGATGCGGACCTCGTCGGTGGATCCGTCTGAATTCGGCGCCCGCATGACGATTTCGTTGCCCACGTCCAGCGCCTGGAAGAATGCCGCCGAGGCCGTCAACGTCAGGTCGGGAACCTCCGCGATGTCCGGAGGCGGATCTCCTGTGATCACCCCCCAGTCCGTCCCAGATAAGGTCATGGTGGTGGCAGTTTGATTCCTCCCGTCATAGGTCAGGAACGAATCCAGAAATGCCGTATCGGCGTTCCGCTTCACATCCGCCACGATCGGTGAGGAGAATCTCTCGATATACCGTTTCTGCACCCCGCCGATAGTGCGGCGCACCACAACGTAGACGGCATCCTCCAGACCCTCCGGAACCACCTGAACGTCCTCGTAATACCCATCGGTGTCGTGCCGGTGCCACGCCCAGATCTGCTGTTCCTTGATGTAGGTCAGTCCCACCATGACGCCATCGGAGCGAACGAAGTAGGCAATCGAATGCGGTACCCGTGCGTAGGCTGCGCGCACCAGCGTGAATCCTTCAAACAGATGCGCGGCGAATATCGTCAGATCGGATCCCACAAAGCTGGCCGCATTCAAGTCGAACGCCATGTCGCGGACCATCGAACCCAGCCGTTCCACGTAGAGCATCGACTCTCCGATGATCAGCGGAGGAACCCACGAGGCGCCGAACCCGCTCTGCTGCTTGGGGTTGATCTCGGTAGGCCGGAGCACCCCGGCCGCATCTCCCATGACCCGCCGGATGCTGTTTCCGGTGAGCACCAACAGAAGATCTAACGTCCCGACCAGATGCCGCACCTCTTGCACCTCGACGTCAGCCATGGAGAACTTGATCGCGTCATCGGCACGAATGGGCGACGAGATCGTGAAATTCGTGAACAGGCCTGTACGGGATCCGAAGACCGACTCCGGCTCGTTGTTGGTGTTGGCCACCATCAGCCGTTGCTGATAGTAAGTCGAGACCGCGGGCCGATTGTCACTGGAATCAAGCGCATCCCGAGTCACCGGAGGCTGAACCGCCGGATCTGGAACAATGCCGTCGTCGGTGAATGTCCGATCCGGCCCCGCCACCCCCACAAACCCGTAGATGCTGTTGATGGTTTTGTAGATGTTGTAATAACGGGCGTTGGCCACCGCGTCCCAATTGATGACCGCGGGAGCATCGGCGGTGGCGTCGGCCACCGGACCGATCGGCGTCGTGGGCACGCTCTCTTCAAAGGTGTTGTCGTCGATCGAGGTGACCAGGTAAAAGCTGCTCACTACACTCCACCCGCGTAGGTCTCTGCGAACCCTTCGCAGATGTAAATGTCGCCGTTGTTGAAGACCATGGGCCCCTCGGCGGTGGTTACAAAGGCACTGGAACCGCCGGCAGGAATCAGAACCGAGACGGTATTCACATCAGAACCAATCATCGTTCCCGTGAATGCTGAGGCGGCATCCGGAGTGATGCTGAACCCGAGGGGAACCTCGATGTAATTCCCGCCAGCCGACCCCTTATCGACAATCTGGAACGCGAAGTAGATCCAGCGGCCATGCGGCACAAGCTGAGTTCTTCCAGTGGCCCCCGCGATGGTGGTAAATGCGCCCGTATTGGGCACAGGAACCACCGTGAATCCTTCCCAATCTCCGTCGAATGCCGGGGTGTCCTTGGTGCCCCACCAGGCTGTGGCGCCGGTCCCCAGCACGAAGCAGTCGGGATGCCCGGAGTTCTCCTCGTCGTAATAAGTCACCCGGTTGCTGTAGGAGGGATACGCGAATCCGTCACTGGTACCGGAAGCCTGGATGGGATCCGATCCGGAATGCTCAATGATGACCTCATCCCGCACCACGTTGAAGCCCGCAGGACCGCCTGCCATGATCCAGCACCGGTTTGCCAGCCGCACTGGGTGTCCCACGAGGCGACTCTTCAGGATCGTGTTGTTGTCGCAATTGACCGAATAGATCGCCGGAGTATTCTTGTACGCGATCTCGATATCGAGCTTATTCTTCGAGAAATTGGCCGCGGCGGTTCCCGCCCAATAAGCACCATATCCATCAGCCTCCCACTGCCGGCCGCAGTAGTGTCCCATCCCATCCTGCATATCGCAGGGATCGCCGAGCGTTGTCACCACGCCGGCATACCAGCCCGTCTCAGTGGCATTGAAGCACGAGAAATCGAAATCCCAGTCCCGGTGCGAACGCGTATCCATGCCACGAGCAGCAAGCCCATTGCAGTCCATCGTGAAGCCCTTGAACTTGACGCAGGACAGATACTGATTCCCAGCCCCTTCCACAGGAGCGGATTTCCACATGCTCTCGCCAGGACTTTGCGCGGCGCCGATCCACTTGATCACCGTTCCCGTTGTCAGTGGGCCGACATTGTGGATACCCGACTTTCCCGCGCCGCTGATCTCGACGTTGCTGTAATCGATATCCGAGAGTGATTCGCTGATCGCATAGACACCCTCTGGCATGAACCCCCTCTTATTGGCGCTGAGACGCACCGCATTCAGAAAGTTCAGAAACGCCGCATCATCAGCAGTTTCGCCATCTCGAAAGGGATCGAAGTCGAGTAGATTGATTTCTCCCGGAATCCGTTCATCAGGAGGGGGAACCACGATCCCACCACCCCCACCGCCGGGCGCTCCTATCGCTGGACCGTAGAGCTTCTTGGTGAGGGTCCAGGCCGTGTGCGCCAGCCGCGTTAACTCTCTGGTCTCGTACCCCCGGTGTGTGATCGTGACGACGTCACCAGATTGGGTAAACCGCAGCATGTCGAGATCGGCGTTCAGATAAGGCGTCGGGATCTCGTAGATATCGTCTGTGAGTGGATACCAGTAAGCCGAGTTCGGAGGCGTATGGCTGGTGTGAGCCAACACGCAGTAGTAGTTCACGCCCGCCAGTGAGACCAGATCCGCCACCGCATAGGTGGTTCCCGAGTCCCACGCCGGCACGTCGGCCACCACGATCTGAGATCCGTTGCGAATGAAACGGAAATACTCCGGACCGATCTCGATCAGGTAGGTTTGGTCCTCGTTGAAGACGAACCGCGTCATCAGCAGGACGTTGGCCGAATTCTTTGCCGCATCGATGAATCGGTGGCCGGGACGCCGCGTCACCCCACCCTGACGCATGACGATGAAATTCCTGCAGGTCTTCAAGCCCGTCTGATACTTGGCCTGGTCTGCACGTCCACCAATATCGGTGGAGATTTCCCCGCCGGCAAAGGCCCGCTGGATAACGTCAGGCATTAATAGCGGCTCCGGGTGAAGTCGGATTCCGGCTCCGCATCGGGCTGCTCTTCAGCCAGGGCGCGCACTCCCGCCCGTCCCAGTTCGAACATATAGGCGTTATTGCAGACCACCACGGCATCCTTGATCTTGGTGTGGGCCGGCGCGATCCGGCCGGCGATCCGCCACGCCAGCGCCGCAATGAAGTGACTATCGAATAAATTCTCGTCGATGATGGTAATGGTCAGTTCCGCGACAGCATCAATCTCGTCGGTGAAGATCACCATGCGATCCACATAACGGCCGACACGGTGAGGGATCTTGCGATCACACAGTCGACCCTCTGGAGGAACCAGGCGCCGGAGCGTCACATAGCCCTCAGGTATCGGATAAGCGAATGTCCAGTCTGTGTTGACAGGATCTGCGGGATCGCCGTCCGGCGCACCCAGGGTGATGAACTCGGTGGCAAACGGCCACGGGAAATCGGCCAGCACGTAGTCGCGCTCCGTCTCATAGACGGCAGCAATCGACTTCTCCTCCGCGGTCTGCGGATTGGAGATGCTGGTGACCTTTGTCGAGATCCCCAGATTCTGGAGAACCTGCCTGGCGATGGTTTCCCGTGACGCTGCCATGAAGAGCCTCCCTTAAATCGCGCTCGACCTGTCGTCGCCGTCGTCGTCGCCGCTGAGGAGATTGCGGCCCTCAGGATCCCCCATGAACTGCTTCTTGAGCTCCTCGTTGCGCGTAGCCACTCCCTGGGCCGCCGTGCTCACATTCTCCACCGCACCCTTAGGAGCGCGTCTCATCGCGATGGACGAGAACGCCTGAGGCACCTTGCCCGATTTGTCCGCCGCCTCCTTGAAGGTCGCCAACTCCGCTTCCTTCTCCGAGATCGCGGCGCGCCGCGGCTGATCCGCGATCGAGAACACATCGCCAATGCGCCGGCGAATGTCACCGTAGTAGACCGGTCTTACTGCAATCACTTTCATAGAACTCCCACTCCTTTCAAAATTGCTTCACCTTGACATACAATCGCGAACCATGGAAACGAAATCAGGACCGAAACTCTTCACCTACGCTGAACACCAACAATGGCATTCTGACCGCCAGCAGATGCTCCTTGAACTGGTACGCGATTTCAAAGCCGTTACCGGCACTCCACCGCACTTAGTCATGGAACTCATCGGCTGGAACGCTACCCAGGTCCAGGCCCCGGAGAACCCCCGATCGGTGGATGCTCCCGGTCCTCCTTCTTCTGAAGCGACCGAGTCCCTGCCGCCGTCGTCAGTGCAATAAACGAATCCTCGGTGACGCGTGGGCCGGCGTCGACCTTGAATACCGTCATGAAGATCCCGATGACGAACAGGGTGAACATCACTACCAACACCGCGCCTGTTGTGGACAGAGACTCCAGAAAGTGAAACCACATCGACATACGTGGGCCTGGATCGTGCATCAGTGCCTCCTCAAAGGTATCGAACCGGCATTTGTGGATGGAGTAACCGTGAATGCGTTTACCGCACTCACCACCTCCGCAGTTGTTGTCACCGTCAGCGTCCGATCGGACGCAATGGCGGACCCGCTGATCGAGATGTTACAGGTCAGGTGAGTGGCATCTGCCACCGCCGTGCTCGAGACCGTGATATTCGATCCCGACAAGCTGCACACCGAAGTTCCGTTTGAGAAATGCGTGCCCACTCCGGTCACCTCGATCGCCACTGTACTACCCTGAGTCCCACGCACCGGGATGATGCCACTGATGACAATGGGAGAATTCACTGTGAAGGCGTTCGTGCCCGTGGCCACCTCGCTGGTGGTGGTCATCGTCAACGACCGGAGGCCGAGCGTTGCACCACCACTGAGCGTGACGTTACAGACCCCATGAGTGGAATCGGAGACCGTCGTGCTGTTGATCGTGATCCCGGTTCCGCTCATCGTGCAGACCGTCGTGCTGTTGACGAAGTTCGTCGTTGCACCAACGACATTGATCGCAACCACATCGCCCTGGGCCGCAGAGGTTGGAGAGATTGCGGAGATCGTAGCCGGAGTTCCCGCCACGTCTCCTGCGTTGTGTGCGCCAGCATCCCATGAACCCATCGCGGGGCGAGGCTGGTTCGCGAACGTCGTACACAAATAGAGCAGGATTCCCGAGCAGAGCGATGTCCGGTTGACTCCATAGCCTGCTGCGGCGCTCATCAGCGGGATCCGGAAGTCTCCACCAGAAGCATCCACGAACGACGGGTTCACGCCTTTCAAATCGTTGTTCTCGACAACTGTGGCGGCGCCGGCATTCATCGAATAATCATCAATGCCATTCCCGTAGAAAATGTTGTTTTCAAGAACTGCTTTCAGGCAGGGTTGCCCGAAAAATGCCACACAATCGGCTGGAGAAGTACCGTTGTTATAACCCAGCGACACCGCAGACTGCTCGTTGAACGCAAGGGTGTTGTTGCGTGCGCCGCAAGGATTTGCAAAGTCTGGAATCGAACCATCGCTATAAAGACCACAGCGATAATCGAAGTCGACCGCATTGCCGTAATTGTGGTCGATGATCGACTCGATCACATGGTTATCCGACCCACTGCCCATGACGATACCACCACCACCATGCTGATGTGTGAATAGGTGGCCTGTGTAATTGTGATCCAGGCGCACTCCCGTCACCACGTTATGGGATACCAGATTCCCACCGTTGTACATCTGGATTCCATACCCCGTATTGTCATGAATGCGCCCGCCGATCAGTGTGCTGTTGTTCCCGTGCCAATAGATGCCATGCGAGGTGTCGGTCGGCGCCAGGACATCGCCGATCCCGCTGATGTCGACGTTCAGGAACTCCCAGTAGTCGCCGTCGAAAATGATTCCGTTCTCAGGGGAATGCCGCAGCACGATATTGATGAATTTGATATGGTCGCCACCACCATTGATCAGACCCGTGCAGGTGCGCTGAACTTCGCAGTGATCACCCGTTCCAGTGGACCCGTCGAAGATCAGATCCCGAATGATCCAATACTGCTCATAGTGCGAAGTACCGTACACTCCACCGGAGAAGTCCAGGATCTGGTCGTATCCATCATTGGTTAAAATGACGGTCCCCTCTTCGCCAGGAAATGCTGCGAGAGTGTTGGGATTCCCCCAAGACGTTCCCGAGGTCGATCCGCCATAACCAATATTGGCACCTAGCTCGATGCCGCCGTTGTACGTCCCTGTTCGGATATAACAGGTGTCTCCCGGTTGCACTGAATCCTTGCACTTGTTGATGGTGAGCCAAGGAGTGCTGAGACTACCATTGCCGGTGGTATCGTTGCCCGTCTTTGCCACGATAAAGGTCGACGGAGTCCTACCCAGGCACACCTGCAGCGTCACCGCGAAGAGCAGGAGGGCGAGGAGCTTTCTCAATGTCCGTGCATCCTTTCGCGGTTCGCGCCGCTGGGATTCACCGCCGGCACCCATTCGTGTGGACCGATGTCGAATGTCCCCGTGCGCGTCGTCCCATCGATCGTGTTGGTAAACGTGCCAGACTCATCCGTGCCCGTGTCGACCGTATCTCCCGAACCATTCTGTGGAGCCCACAAGTGCGCTTCGTCATAGCCCTGCATGGTCGCCTGAGCGGACGTCTGGATGAGGTTGGTGAGATGCGTGTAGGTGCCCGAGATCAGATCCGGCCGACTCAGTAGAACCGTTCCCGATGGGCCGATGACTTGGTTATTATTAGCGGTCAGGTTGCCGACAAGTTGAGGGCCCGTGCTTGCGCCCGATCGATCCCCGATCCGGATCATCTCATTGGTGTCTTCCTCAGTCGCGTAGATATAGGCTACGTTGTTTAGGATGACCGCGTTTCCCGGACCTTCACACGGCAGAACGTGCATCGACCCGGTGCAGTAGTTGTAAGGATCAACATGGATCGGACCTTGACTGGAAATGTTCCCAGAGAAGATGTTGTTGTACACGTAAGCGGTGGCCCCAGCCCGGATATTCGGATAGGCCATCTGGGAATTGCTCGACACATCCCGGAATCTCGAATTGCGGATGTAGCCCGTGGATTGCCCCAGCGTTGACGGATCCATATAGACGCCGTTGCCATGGAACGGTTCGGCTCCAGGAGACACGTTGCCTCCAGGATACCCAATGTTGTACTGGTAGCCATAGTTCCAGTCGATTGTGAACAAGACGGCGCAATGGACGTCGTGAATGGTGACCCGTGTCATCACCCCAATAAAACGCGCCGCGAGTCCAGTCTGGGTATTGGATCCCGTGTTTTCTGAGTTTTCGATAACGCTGTCCGTCAGTGTGACCGTAGGAGCATCCGCGGCCACGTCATCGTAGCTATAGACAACGATGCCGCCGTGCGCCCCATCTGTTCGTGGCCCAGAGCCTGGCATCTGCCATCCATGAATATAGAGATTGCTCATCGCGATGTGGTGCGAAGTGTATAACTCGATGATGCCCCCTTCATCAGGCGTGGCCGCCATGATGTAGGACATCTCGATTCCATCGATCGCGAAGTAGTGGTTTGCAGAAAACTTCGTCACATAGGAAGCCATATAGTTCACCGACCAGATTGGCTTAACCCATGAGCCTCCCGCAAACCACGAATGATCCCCAGAGCTATAGATAATGGGGTGACCGGATGTTCCGTTGAAGGAGGGCTGTAGAATCCCCAACCACGTCTCTCCTCCCTTAAAAATGTAGGTGTCATCTCCCGCCGGTGTTAATGCCGCAGGAACTCCAGTCGCTTCTATGAATCCGGGAGCCCATCTCCAGGCCGTCCCGTGAGTTAATCCATCATTGGAGTCACTGCCGGAAGTGCTCACATAGAAGGTTCGTGTCGCGAACGCAGGGACCGCGCAGAGCAGGAACGCCACGACAAGTAGTCCGCGCTTCAGCATCAGTTGACCCCCGTGAGTAGCGAGGTGGAATCGGAAGGCGGCGGCGCAGAATCGATTCCTTTGTAAACCGCCAGACCCGAGGTTACCAGGTAGGTTGGAGGCGTCGTTCCCGTCCACGTCGCGGACGTCGTCTCAGTCGAAGTTAGAATCTTGTAGGCCGTGGATTCAATGAGAAACCCTCCGTTATTCAGTTCCAGGCTGGTGTATCCCGATGTCGGATCTCCAGCCACGGTGTCCGTCTGTCCGTTCAAAAGTGCGAGAACAAAAGCATTGTTTGTTGTATTCCCTGCACCACGAGTCGCCGTGCAGCTGGCCGAGGCATCGGTATCGCACACCGCAGAACCATCAAACCATACAGACGTCGCGAGATTACTGACCTCGCAGATTGTGTAATTTGTGAACAGCGCACCGTCTGCCGTGACGCTCATACTGACGGTGAACGTTCCGCTGGCTACCGCCAGCTTGCTGCTTGCAAACCCGAGTAGAGCACGGTTATTAAAATCATTGTAGGGATGGTTCAGGTCGATCTGATAGGTATTTGCACCACCTCCTTGATTATCTGAAATGGAAGCAAACGATGCAGTAGAGCCATCTATACTCGCCCTCGATCCCGCGACACCGGCAATCAAATGATGCCCCACTGTGGGAGTGGAGTCGAAGGAGACGCTTATCGAATTCGTGAAGTCATCCGTCGCCTTGCACTGGACAACTGCCGGTGCTGCAGCCCACGCCGGCACACCGTAAGCCAGGATCAGGATCAGAAGTGCAATTCGTTTCATAGTCTCCTACCTGTAAAAGAAGTCCGCTTCCAAGGCCGTCGACGGATTACCGTTTGCCGCCGCCGAAGTCGTGCAGGCGTAACTCATCGCCGCTGAGAACTGAATGCCCTGCGAGATCTCCAGATTGGCCGCCCGTGATTCTGTCGAATTGCCTGGAATCCGAAACGACAGTTGAGGAACGGTCGTGCCCACCGTGACCGAGCCGTACGCCACGTTGTAGATGTGAACCCACATATCCGCAGTGTTCGGGTTGGTGATGAAGTAGCCACCAAATACGCCCTGTGAGGCTTTGATAGGCTCAGGCGTGCTGGTGCAAGGAACCCCGCTATCCGCCGCCGTCGCGTTGATGGAAGACCAGCCAGAGGTCGCCGCGGGCAGGATCGTGACCGGGATCGTCACCTGGTCGCTGGCCACCGTCACCCGCAGCGAACCTGTGCCCGTGTTGCCCGCTCCCATCAGTGGCGTCACGCCATTGATCTTGCCGATGTTGGTCGTCAGGCGATGGTCGGTGTCGAGCAAGGGATACGCCACCTGGCCATTGGTGAGAGCCGTGGGCGAACTGTAATACACCGCCCCAATGGGCACGGGCGCACTGCACACCGTCGTTTCTGTCGCGCAGTCGGTGATGCTGGACGTGGAGGTCACTGCAAAGCCCGAGACGCCCGGCGCCACTTTCAATTCACCGCGGTTGGTCAACTGGAAGTCTGGGAACGTCTGTCCGTCCGTTTTTGTGGGCTGCGTGGCGTTGTACACCATCGCCGGAGCCGCCGCGATGTTCACGTCCGCCGCATAGATCGAGCCGCTGGTGTTGGTGCCCGTCTGGCCGCGCAAGGTGCCACCGACATTGATGCCCTGGTAGTCGGCATCGGAAGGAACGGCTGATGCCGTGGGAGAGGCCGCTCCGTTGCCGGCGGATCCAGAGACGACGCTGACCCGCATGGCTCCCGCGAGATCCGTCGAGCAGGCCACCTGGTACGTATTGGTGTAGGTCGGCGCCGCGGTCGTTGCCACGCATGGCAGCGTTCCGAGATTGGTAGTGCTGGGAATAGCAGTGTTGTTGCCCTTCGCGCCCGTGATTGCTGCTACAGAACCGAGATCGGTGATGACGTGGCCGATGACGTTGGTTCCGGCCGGCAACGCGTTCGTGATCGCCGTGACTGCACCCACTGTTGCAATGGATGAATCTGAGGCTGTCGCTACGCGTATCGTTCCCGTACCCGCCGCACCCAAGCCGCGGTTGACCGTGTTCCCATTGATCTGGGTGATGTTGACGTCACCACCCCCGCCACCACCTCCCCCACCACCGGTTCCGTTGGCAGTCGTTCCCGTCCAGGCCGGAAATACCCGGCCCGTTCCTGTCGAGGCCGTGATGTTGACTCGCACGTAAGAGTAGTTCCCAGAGCCAGTCACATGGCAGCCAGTGGTATCGGTGGATGAACCGATGACCGTGGCTCCCGCATCGGTCTGGTCGTTGGATCCCTCCAGATTGATCGAGAGCACGGAAAGCGTTCCACTCAGGCTGCAGTTCAGTTCATGCTCGTACACGCCATATTGGTTGACCCGGTACCACTGCGATTTGCCCACACCCTGCATCGAGGGTATCGAGATGTGGTAAGCCGATGGACTCACGATCGGGACGTTATCCACCACTCCGGTGGTCTGGCCGAATCCGGCAAGAGGCAGCAGCCCCACAACAAACAGAACCGCAAGTAATCGTTTGATATTCATAAGCTGATATACCCCTTCAGGATCATGTTGGCCATTTGAGCATCGGCGTCGGCAGTGGCCGTCAGTGCAATCGGAGATGCCTGGACAGAGTCCGCGGTGTCCCCGGTGGTGTTGTGGTGATGCGGAGCTCCGTCGAGCGAGAATTCATCCATGCCGGTCTCGGTTTCTCCCGTCATGTGGTGATGGTGGTCGACCGAATCCGCCGCAGTGAAAACGAAGTCACTGACGTCGACCGTCAACCCCGAGGTGTCGACCGTGATGCCGGAAATGTCGATTGGCACTGGAGATCCACCATAGATCCCATCGGTGTGGCCCTCGACGAAGTGCGAGTGAATCCAGACACCGGACGCTCCGGTCACTGGGCCGGATCCTGCGAAGCTGCCACCGACCGCGTGAGCGTGAGAACCACCGCCCGCGTCGGTGAAACCTGAAACTGTAAAACCGTGAGTATGCACGAGCGCCACTTCAGCAGTGGGGTATTCGAAGAGCGGAGCCATCACCAGACCGCCTGGAGATGCGTCTGTACCGCCAGCTGCAGAAAACGAATGGCCGTGCGAGATGTCGACGCTATCGGTAGCTCCCGAAATCGAACCCGAAACATCCGCGCCCAGGACGGGAACCCACGGCTCCCCGTCGAGCTCCGGGTTCTGGATCCCGACGTTGGATCCCGTGATGTGGGAATGCGCCGGCAGAACCGCAGATCCGCCGATGGTGGCCGAACCACCCAGTGTGCCAGTGCCAGATCCCGAGATGGCCCCGGTAAATGACCACGGTGCTTCCATGTCATCAAACGCCGGGCCCGTCAGCTGGTCGCTGATGTTGTGCCGGTGCGTCAGATCTCCGGTGTAGATCACTTTCCAGGGATCACCGCCATCATCCTTGGCGTCACCCGAATCGATATCGACCGCATGGTGGTGCGTGAGAGTGCCGGCGGGAATCGAGGCGTGGATTGTCGGAGGTACAGCCGCATTGGGCATTCCCGTGTAGGCACTCCCGAACTTCGGATAAAGGCCGGACAGATTTGGCGTGGCCCAACTGTACGTTGATCCATCCGGCCTCGACCGTGTGACGGAGGAGCCATCACAAAGTGCATACCCCGCGGACTCTGGAGTCTCAGCACACATATGGATCGAGCGGTCGCGCGCGTTGATCTCCAGAAACACCAAGCCCGTCCATTTGAAAGTGCGATCGTAAGCCGCATCGTAGGCCAGCAGACCCGTGTCGAAGCTCCCGAGAGTGGCGCCGAGCAGAGCAATACCCACTCCCAGCGTGGTCGCCATCGTCCCGGCAAACCAGTGCCAGTGAGCTCCATCGGACTCGTACACGATCCGGTTGCGATCTGTTTCGATATATAGCGTGTGAGGATAGTCGGCAGGATTCAGCGCCACACGGCCCGAGTGGCTGCCCTCACGAATGACCTGTGTGGCCGCTACTGTGGCCGAAGCCACCGTGTCGAACTTCCGCTTCAGCTGCCGGAACCACACCTCCCACGGGACAGACTCCACCACCGTGTTCGCCGGTTGATCCGGAAAGAACGGACGGGTCACTGGAGCTTTGTCTAAGGTCAGTGGCATCTCGAGTCCTCAGTTAACGAGGAGCGGCACTCCGGAAGGGAGAGTGCCGCCCCTGCCATCCGCCCAGGTGAAAGGAGAAGGCCTGGACGAAACCCTTACAGAATCGCGGATGCAGTATGGAAATACTGACGATCCTCGATCATGGACTGCAGCGTCAGCCAGCAGTTCAAGGTAACCGTTGGCGTGTCGCTGGCGCTCACATCGGCATAGATGCCGAGATAACGCTTGCGAGGCCAGCCCGGAGGAATCGGGATGTACTCCAGATGGCCCAGAGCCAGATCGGTGTAATCGATCGTGCGCTGGAGAATGCTGTCCGCACTGGAGAGATCCGCGTTATCCGATTGCTGCAGGATGAACGTGTAGGTCTCAGTGCCGGACGTGTGATCGGCGGCCACCGCGACACTGATGGCAAAGCACATCGGCTCACCCGTTCCAATGTGGCGGGCCAGTGCCAGATCTTCCAGATCGATGATGCCCAACAGTGGCGTGTCGACGGTGATGGCTTGCGCGGTTGCGACTTGAAGCAGGATATCTTTCAACATGGTCGTTACTCCTTAGAGATTTGAGATTGGGTCTCCCCTCCACATCGGAGGGGAGTTCAGGCTGTTACCGACCACGTCTAGGTGACGACAGTCTCCGCGTTCAGCATGCAATCTAGACGGCGTACCGGCACATCGTCGAAGAACATGACGCGCTTGCCCGCCACGTTATCGAACGTCAAGCCGCCGCCTGAGGTCACATTTTCACGGACCTGTTTGCGAAGGAATCGGCCCACCGTGCGGTTCATGTAGATCACGTCACGGCCGTCTCCCAAGGGCAGGCATTCCAGCGCATGCTCCAGCAGTTCGATCAGATCCGCGGGAGTCGTGTTGCTGGTCAGGTTCGACACATCGATGTTGCAGATGCGAACCATGTGGCGCCAGTCCGGAGTGGCCAGACCGATGTCCCAGGTCCACTGATCGACCAAAGCCTTCATCAGCGCGCCCGTGACGCCGTTAGCGTTCTGGGCCATCTGTTCGCCCAGGTCGAAATGCTTGACGCCGGCCGAGGATCCCTTCGGGAAGAACCCGTGAACACCATCGCCCCATCGGATGACGAGGATCGACGCGTTGTCACCGCCGGTTCCGCCGGCATTGATCACGTTCTGGGAATTGCCAGCCGTCAGCGAAGACATGCGCGGCATAAAGCCGGTGAATTCACTGGGCGACACTCCCGCGTTTCCGTAGATCAGGGTGGAGGCCATCTCCTGATTCATGCCTTCCAGCTGCATGCGTCCCTTCTGCATGCTGAACTGGGCCTTGTTGCCACCGAAGTTGGCCAGCTTGGCATCGATGATGGTCCAGGCTTCGAGCATCGCGGCCTGCTCATCAATCTGGGCCGTGGTTCCCTTGCCGGGAATCACACCCTGATTGTACGAACGCCAGTAAGCGGGAGGCAAAGACGTCTCGACCGTCGAACGATGGCCGCCGGGCAGGTTGCCCTCGATCGCCACCATGTCTTCGAGAATCGGATTGCTGG